TCAACCTCCCCATCCTCTTCAGGTTCTGGGAGGTCGAGGCCTTGGAACGCGAAAGATGGAAGCTTGGTAGATTGCTCAAGGAGACATTGTTGGAGCCTCATAGTCACACCGAACTTGTTGTCGATGAACCAGATGCTGCTGAGGTCGACGATACACATCACCTTCTGCCCCTTCTCGATGGAATCAACTGGGGTAGACTCACGTTGCATAGTGTAAGCCTCTGGAACAAACGTTCCATCTGGCTTTGTGAGAATCTTGAGCTTCATGGTAGACGGGTACTGCTCCTTACCAGGGCGAACCATTGGCTTGTAGAGAGCTTCCTTAAGGACTGCGACGTTGAACTCCTTACCAAGCCACTCCTTAGAGTTCTTGGCGACGGTGTTGACGATGATTTCATCAAGTTCCTTCAGCTTGCTGTGGACGAGCATGGCATCCTCGTTGTCAGAGTCAAATGAAAGATCCAGGGAATATGTAGTGCGTCCAGTCCCCTCATCAGTAAAGGTGCTGAGACCGAAGGGGGAACGCATGAATGGGAACTGAATGTAATTTTTCTTGTTGTCGCCTGAATTAATGTAGACGGTTTTACCGCCGTTCTTATTCTTACGAAGAGTGGAGAATCCCACAGAGGCGGGGGAGAACTTTGAGATTTCTTTGATAGCGAGCGACATTGTTTGGTGGTTATATATATACTAGGTGGCTGAACTTTAAGTAAGTTTTTTTTGTAAACATATATCAAAAGTATAATGGGTATGTTTAAAGATTGTGGTTGCGGATGTAACGGTCGAAAACAGCAGGACAAATTCTTGACTTCTGTAATTTCGGGTCTTACCTTCTTTATAGTCGCAAATCCCGAGACATTTCGTCTCGTTAGACGAATTTTAGGTCCCAGTATCGCAACACCAAATGGTTGCCCTTCTAATTTTGGTTTGGTTGTTCACGCGATCGTTTTCACTCTCATTGTTTGGGGTATGATGAATGTGAAAAAGGAGGGTGGTAAGAAGGGTTGTGGGTGTAAGGGTAAAAGGAAGGGTAATAAGGTTGTCATGAGTGCACCACCTGATATGGTCGATGCCCCTAACCCTAAACCCGATTTTGGGGAACCCCAAATCAATTTTCACGAGACGGGTCGGGTTTTGGAACCCATGAATGAAATGAATGAAGATCCACTATTTAATTAGAACTCTTCATCAAACCCAATATCATCGGAGGTGTCATCCATCTTCCCGTAGTCACCCACCCTCTTTTCAAAAAAATTGGTCTTCCCATCTAGGCTAATATTTTCCATAAAATCAAATGGATTCTTAGAACCCCAAATTGTGGGTTGTCCAACCTGTTTGAGAAGACGGTCAGATACATACTCTATATATTCAGACATTTTGTCCGAGTTCATCCCTATAAGGTTACAGGGAAGTGCATCTAAAATGAACCCCTTTTCAATCTCCACAGCTTCCCTAACTATGGCGTGAATCGTTTCTGTGGAAGGTTTGTTACGTAGGAGTTTGAATAGTTCGACTGCAAATTCCTGGTGAAGACCTTCGTCCCTAGAAATAAGTTCATTCGAGAAGCACAGACCGGGCATCAGGCCCCTTTTCTTGAGCCAGTAGATGGCACAGAAACTTCCAGAGAAGAAGATTCCCTCTACACATGCAAACGCGAAGAGACGCTCGGCGAAGGTTCGGGACTTGGTATCGAACCATTTTAGGGCCCAGTTTGCCTTTCTTTCGATACAGGGGACGGTTTGTATAGCCTCAAAGAGGTGTTTTTTCTCAGTAGAATCTTTGATGTATTTGTCGATTAGTTTAGAATACGTCTCCCCGTGGACCATTTCATTGTGACATTGATACGCATAGAAGGAACGAGCCTCTGAAATTTGCACTTCGTCAGCGAAATTGTTATTGATATTCTCAAAAACAATTCCATCGGAGCCAGCGAAAAACGCCAGGATATACTTGATGAATTTTTGTTCGTTGTCGTTGAGGGTTTTCCAGTCGGATAGGTCGGTTGATAAATCTACTTCTTCTGCGGTCCAATTAGACATTTGGGCCTTCTTATAGAGTTCCCAGAGCCCGGGATACTTCAGGGGAAACACTGTGAATCTATTCAAAGTGGGGGATAGAATGGGTTCGTATTCATCTTCAATGTATTCTTGGTATTCAAAGTAGTTTCCGATATGACGTCCGTCAATAAATATTTGAGGGTAGGAATCGATACTGCCACCACATAATTTTTTTAGTTCCTCCTTTTCTATCAAAATCTTTTCGTGATTGAGGCCCTCCGCTTCGCTGAGGGTCACCGCGTGGTCGCAATACTGACATCCTTCCTTCGAATATATAATAACTTTCATCTGTGATATTATCCCTCATTATTTTTTGTGAGAAAACTCTAAGCATGATCGTGCCATCTGAAATAAATGAAAATGATATAGTTAAACTACTCGTAAACGAAGACGGTATTGAAGACGAAATGTACGGTGTCGTTGCAATGAATACTGGCCTGACCCTCGGGGTCCGATACCTCAACCCAACTGAGCTAATTTACAAGTCTGCATGTGTCTACAAAGTAGACGAGGATGACATGTTACCCGCACCCTTCGAAAGTTTAATGGAACATTTCCCGTCTGGAACCAAATTTACTGATTTAGAAATGAAAGATCTTGGAGATGATATGTTTGCTTATTATTCCGAGATTGACGTCGAAGATACAGACAGTGATATATATGATGAGGGAGGGTCTGATTCCGAATTAAATGATTTCATCGTTTCAGATACGGAAATAGAGGGTATGAATATTGAGTTACCACCAGGTCACCAGAGTATAGATCGAGAATGGAATGAATGGAAACCATCAACATCGGGGGGTAGAAGTTTCAAGAATACGGTGGATATGATTGAAATGAATATTAAAAGCCTAAGTCTGTAAATGCGTTAAAACAAAAATCTTAAAAAAGTCAGTATCTAAAAAGATGCTGGCAGCAATTTGGAAACAACTAGATTCAATACAATCAAAAACAAACGAAAAAGAAAAGCCAGTTAATATACATATTTGCAAAGAATGTTCAGGTATTAAAATTTATTCACCCGAAGGTTTACCCACCTGTTCTGAATGCGGTCTTGTAGATGATAGGTTTATAGATGATACCGCTGAATGGACGAGTGGTATTACGGATGATGGGAAGGTAAATGATCCAGCGAGATGTGGGAACCCAAATGCAAATCCGGAGCTGTTTTCACAAAATTGGGGGAAGGGGACCGTGATTTCAACACAGCGATCCTCAACGTATGAAAACAAACGCATGGCGAAAATAAACTTTCACATGTCTATGAATCATAAAGATCGTTCCCTATTCCATGCATACAAAGACATCGATGAAGCGTGTCATACTTTACCTGACGTGATTCTAAAGGAAGCTAAAATGATGTATCGAAAATTCAATGCAGAAAAACTCACACGTGGTGCAGTTCGTTTAGGTATCAAGGCCAACGCTGTATTATACGCGTGTCGTCTAGCGAAATTTCCTAGAACAACGAAGGAAATTGCAGATATGTTTGGTATTCAATCTAAGGATATCAGTCGAACGACACAAATGTTTCAAGATGTTCTCATGGGTGTAACTGAAAAAAACTACGTTACAAAAGCTTTTGATGTCATGAGTCGACTTTTAAATTCCTTTGAGATTTCGAGGGATGAAAGGTTGAAATGTAACAGAATGTGTAAGGCGACAGACGACTGTGTAGAACTTATGAGTAAGACACCGAATAGTATCGCTTCTGCGATCATTCATATTGTTTTGGGATCAAAGGTTACAAAGACGGAGATGTGTGATAAGTGTTCGATATCGATTCCAACACTAAATAAAATTGAAACTATCATAAAAAAACACTTAGAGGTTAAAGCCCAAATGTAATAAATGACTAAGTTATTTCTATCCACCCCATGTTACGGTGGACTTTGTCTAGAAAAATATATGTCTAGTATTATCCAACTACAAATCCTTTTAATAAGAGAAGGTATTCAGTTGTTTTTGGATACTACTGAAAACGAATCCCTTGTTCATCGCGCGCGTAATGTTTCGGTTGGTCGGTTTATGCAAAAAACGGATTGTGAATATTTTATGTTTATCGATGCTGATATTCATTTCGATCCAACATCGGTTGTTCGCCTTGTTAGGTCTGGTCATAATTTATCTGTAGCATGCTACCCAAAAAAGGTCGTAATGTGGGATCAAGCAGCCAATGCTGTCAAGAATGGAGACGATCGTGATATGTCCATGCTATCCTCAAGTCTTGTCATTAATTTCGGCGCAACTAATCGACCTGTTACAGATGGATTTATTGAAATTCTTGATGGACCAACAGGTTTCATGGTCATCAAACGCTCGGTATTCAAAGACCTCGAAGAAAAGTTTCCGGAACTCTGGTGTAAGAATGATCACCAAAATAGAGACTTTGATGATTATCACGCCGCATTTGACTGTATGATAGATCCCGAAACCAAGAGGTACCTCTCAGAAGACTATGCATTTTGTCGTCGTTGGCAACAAGCTGGTGGTAAAATTCATGCAGATGTTAATACGACACTGGGACATGTTGGTAATTTACCATTTACCGCATGCTATAATGACAGGCTTAAGGCTTAGATGTATATTCAATACATGAAGTTGGCTACTATTATAGTATCGAGATCTAAATCATGTAGTGTTAAAACTCTTCACGTAGTTCTTAAAATTAATATTAAATGCTTACAGAGTAATATTAATAATGAAATCACATATGTGAATGACGACCCATATGATAAGGCTGAAATTATTCAAAAATATATGAAGTCACATGAACGCATTATTTTTATCGATCATGGTATAGGGATAGACGATGAATCTATACAGCAACTTTTAGAACCACATGAAAATATTGGGTGCCTAGTTATGCCAGGTCCATTAGAAGGTATTGATTGGGATATGTTTAAATCCAAAGTAAAAAATGATTCATCTGAGCCAGTTCACCAAATGGGATTGACATTTGACACCGTATTGGGGAAGAAGATTTCTGACAACATATATCATGTTTTACAAACAAAGTCAAAATGTTGGATGATGAATACGAAAAATGTGATTAAGACTATCAAAGATAGAAAATCTGGAATGTGGAAAATTAGTCCAAAAATATTTGATAAGTTCAAAGAACAAGGAGTGAAAATTTATGCATTTACAGCATCTAAGTTGACGATAACTTATACACACGAATGTATAAGTAACATACTAAACGCCGCCGGTGTAAAAGTCAATTAAAGTTATTTTTCCAAATCAAGATATGTCTATCGATAATGATTCACCACTTTACAAACATGTTGTGAATTATATACACACATGTTGGAAGAGTAAGGACTATTTCCCTGGACCCCAACCTATCTCAATTGAACGTCGTCACTTTCCTATTCTCAAGGGTGCAGAATACCTAGTGTGTGAGAAGACGGATGGTGAGCGATATATGATGGTTGCCCTCATGTTCCAAGGTAAAAAGAAATGTCTATTTGTCAACCGTTCCTTCAACATGTTTGAAGTCCCAATCAATCTGAAAAAGGTGGCCTATGAGGGAACCATCCTTGATGGTGAACTTTACGAGAATACCCTCATGGTATATGACGCAGTCTTCGCCAATGGTGAACCAATTTGGGATTTGAATCTGATGCTAAGACTGGAAGCATGTAAGATTGTAACTGGGTCTATAATCTACATGAAGCATGACAAGTACCGTCTCAAAGTCAAGACATTCCACCAAATGAGGGACTATAACAAGTTCTTGGATGTGTACCTCCCCACCGTTACCCAACGTATCGATGGACTCGTTTTCACCCCAGTTAACGAACCCGTGAGGATTGGTACCCACGAGACGATGTTTAAGTGGAAACCCAAGGAGAAGAATACAGTGGACTTTCTCATGAAGAAGGAACCTTCATGGGAAGTACCAGGCACTGTTGGTGGTCCCCTAGCATGGAGACTCTATGTTCAAGAAAAGGGAAAGTTGGTGTTTGAATCTGAAGTTGCAATGGACCTCATGAATGAACCGTGGTTTGAGGAGGGAGCCATCGTTGAATGTGAATTTGTGGATGATGGGAAACGTATGTGGTGGAGACCCCTAAAGAGGAGGACGGATAAGACACATCCCAATGGTAGAAGGACATTTTACCGAACGATTGTCAATATTAGGGAGGACATCAAGATGAAGGAGTTTTTAGATTGTAAACCATAAAGTAGAATCCAGCCTCTTCAGGTAATGGACATATTTTAATATCATGATCGTTTATAAAATGCCACTTGTTTCTACATTTTACAAATGATACGTAGTGTCCATCGTTTTGATCACCCTCGTGAAGCGCGGTCGCCACGAGATTATATTCAAATGAATCGATAACAATAGTCTCTATAATTTTGATGTTACTCTTGGTGTCAAATGAAATCATCAAAACTTGGGGGAGCTCCGAAAAACGGGATCGTGTCGTAGCCACGTTGTGCACCTTACCCTCGGTGTCCTCAAAGTTTTCTAACACATTCCAATCCATACTCATTTTTAACATATCTCCCAACTCATTGCCATTGGAAGTCACCAAATGAACACTGAAGGGTTCTTCACTTGTTGACTTTCCACCCGGCCAAATAGTTTCTTGAACCTTCTTACCGTAAAACCACGGTTTTATGAATGGACAAGAACGCTCGAGGATGTCTATGATGCACAGGATTGCTTCCTGGACATCGTGTTGCTCACTAGATTTAAAACGTGGAAACTCTTCTCGGAATCTAGCTAGGAGTGTCAAGAGAGATAGTTCTGGACGACCACTCGTCCAATAGACTGTAACAAATTTAGAATACACTTGGGTAAATCTACATTCCCCTTCGTATGGGTTTTTTAAATAGTAGTTTGTGAGAACTGGTGTATGTAGAAGGCACTGAACAGCTGTATTAAAATAACAGGTGTTCCCAAGGTTGGTAAAACCCTTCATTACATTTTATCGATAAAAAAGGCTTAAGTAAAAGACGCGAATTGTAAATGTTAAGTAAAAATCACAATGGATATTAAGCACATCACCGATACCATCCTCCCCACATTTGAGGCCCTCAAGGCGGAAGAGAACATCGAAGTTGAAATTCGCCTCGGGAAGCACAATGGTTCTCTCTTCGATACTAATGTGGGCAGGGATACCTGGGAACGCATCCTAAAGGGGCTGAAGAACTATGATGGGTGGGAGTCCACCAACTATACCGAGTCTGACGTATACTACAACGATATCAGCAACGTGCGGATCACATCCAATGAAGACACTGGGGAGCAGACGATGATCCAAAAAATCAGTGTCGTCAAGGAGGACTTCAAATGCGAACCCCTTGATGTGAGGGTGTGTATCGCTCGGGAGATCCCCATCTCTGGGGAGTATGAGATGGATAGGAAGAGAACCAAGGTGCGCCATTCATTCGTGCGCAAGAACCTGAGCATCGACATGACAATCTCTTCGGGGGACAACGTCGACATGGACTCGGAGGAGGAGTCTTCGTACCAGATTGAACTTGAGATTGTGAAGCCCGGGGATGTGGATTCGGTCTACAAGTTGTTCAACATCATCAACAAGGTGGCGGACCTCGTGAAAATTATGTGAACCTAATATATAATAGCAGTAGTGGTAATTATTGTTATACTAATTTTAGGAACTGGGGTTTTGTTAGTGGCTGGTAGCCTATCAGTATTCGGACGGTAACTTTTCACTTATTTGTAGTTTTACTATTTGAATGTTCTTGGCAGCCCCACCCGTCTCCTTGCAGAAATCAACATTTCCGGACATCCCGGTGACGGTGTTCACCCTATTACTATTTTGTCGGAACGCCATATCAACTTTCCTTCCATATGGAACCTTTATAGATGCTACACCGTTCAAAGGCGCCGCTCCGGAAACATCTGCCCCGCTGCCGATCTTAAATACTTCACAGTTTTTGTAATCACATGAATAACAAATTTGTACATGCTTATTACAAACCCCCTTACATACCTTAGCTCCATCTTTGTTGATGTCGTACACACACGCCTTACCACCATTCTGAGCCTTTGTAATTGTAATCCAATCACGCTTCTGGACACCAAACGGTGGAATACCACCCTCACCACACTCAATAGAACCAACAGAACATAAGGACCACGGACCCCATTTACCCTCACAATTTATAGGTTCTCGATTATTTGGTGTTGGTGCTGGTGCCGGTTCCGGCTCCGTTTCATTAACCTCTTCAGTGGTCTGGGGTTCATTATTAGTTGGTACTGGTTCTTCCTCGTCCTCTTTCATTTTTACATTTGTATATCCACCCACAACTATTGCCACAGAAAGTAACAAAAGTAAGAGGATTGCTAAAAACATACTTACTTTATTTAAATATTTTATTTCATATTTACTAATCATTTCCAAATGAACCGAATTTTTAGAATAATCTAAATGTATAGTAAATGTTACTTTACATTATAGCTGGGATAGTTGTTATGTCTATGATTTATGAGAATGCGGCTACATCTGCGGAGATCGGGGGATCTAAAAACTTTCATATGAGCCAGGGTAACTCCAAAGAAATGTATAACAAAATGGTGAAGGATAATCTATCAGCAGAAAAAGTAAAAAATTTCGTGCAATGGGAGGATAGGTTTCTCCAAGTTGAACGAAATTCAGTGTGTTCGGGGATGCCCCGCTTCATCGATGCCCTTACGCTTTCAGATTTAATAAAACGAACGTTCCCAAAGTATGACTTTTCCTATCACACGATTCACCTCAAACAAACCGCCGAACCTGAAAAGATTATAAACAAGAGCATAAAGTGCTGATCATCTTCCTGTGCTTCGGGCTATCAATTCTGGTATAATTGTCCAGAACATACATAATCAATCTATTATCATCCTTCCTGTAATAGTCGTTAAACTCTATTTCAAGTAGGCTCTTACGGTCTTTACCGTTTCTCCCAATTCTAATATAGTCGGCTGCCACATAGATTATGCCATCTAGAAATTCCTCCCTAGCCATCTCCATCCAAGAGTTTGTACGGGTCCCCCATGTCCGTGTATCATCATTTACCCGGACACCGTGATTATACTTTCTCAACCCTAGTTCCAGCCGGGAAAGAAGTTCTTCCGCGGGCGGCTTTGGCGACAGTGTTCCACTTCTTTCGTGCATTATTTACATTCATATTAGCTCTAAACTTTAACCAATATTTTCTGTAGTCATCCAACTTCTTTTTGGTTGGGGGGTTCTTTTGGTTCATGGCGTAGTTTGCAACCGCGCGACGATATGAACTTTTCAAATTATTGGCGATACCTGTAACGTTTGCGGTGTTCATGTAAAACTTCTTTTCGAGTTCCCTCTTTCTCTGCATTTTCCACTGAGAAACCATGTTCTTTTTGATGGCATCGACATCCTTCTTGAAAGGGATACCCTTTTTGTTAACCTTTGAAATAGAGTTTATTTCCTTCTTAACATTCCTCACATCCTGGTTCAGGGAAGGTTTATATCTCTTCATCCATTTGTCCCCATAAAGTTTGGTGAGATCCTTTCGGATAGAATTATCATTGAGTCGTCTCTTCCTAAGAGCGTTTTGTTGAATCATGGACCTTTCTAAGTTTGCGGCAAAGTTATTGTTATTGTTATTGCTATTGTTATTAGGTGTTTTTGGCTTTGGCTTTGGCTTTGCAAGTTCGTTACGAGCTTTCTCTAATTTTTTACACAAGGAGGTTTTGGTCTCTTTGTTCTCAATAGGGATCTTAAGTATTTTAGCGAAACGTAAAAGTTCCCCCTTTTTCAGGTTCTTACAAGTAGACTTATCAACTTTGAATGTTTTATTACTTCCCGATAAAGAAACATTTTTATTCTTGTTTGTGTTTTTGAACGTGATTATTTTCTTATTTGTTCGCTTTTCAATTTCTTTACAGATTTCTTCTTTTGTGGTGCTTTTTGTAATACCCACAACACCCATTTTCTTTGCCATGTCTACAAGTTGTGGTTTTTTCATACTTTCACACTTTTTTGCACCAATCATAAATACCTGTGGACGGCGACGTGAAGCAACCGCCTTCTTAACGGGAGTTTTCGCCTTTATTTTTCTCATTTTGGGGACTTTACTTTTGGATGCCTTCTTAGGGAACTCACCCGTAATGGTTATGTGGTTGTAAAAATAAAGTTTCTGCATAAGTTCACCCCCATCGTTGTAACCCTTGTTAAGTTCAGTTGGGTTTTTGGAACCGAGAATTTGGATATTCCCCGTGGAAGCTATATTAAATCGATGCCCCTTGTGTGTAATGTAAAGCATGGGAGATAACTCTGGTTCATATGAAACATATGAAAATTCCAGATCACCAGCCTTTCGTGCGATGCCCGCCATATCCTTGAAGTTTCCGTTAATTTTAAATTGACCACTGAGATTGTTATATTCAAAGGGGTTCATTAAAAACGATTGTTTATCGGTATATGCGTTGACAATAAAACGACGGAGAAGTTCTGGTTGATTCTCAATATTTGTTCCTATAAAGCCCCCAGAAAATCGTATTTTCCCATTTCTGTAAATATTGACTGTCGCACCCTTCGTCTCAGTGCCGTTAGTCAATTTCAATTTAATCTGAACCGTAAAAAAATTTAAACCGAGATTACCTTTTGGACCATATTTTGTAGTATGAGAAAAACCCGTTTTAAACTGTCCGTAAATACCCTGTATATCGTCGGTCTCTACATACAAGTCCTCGCCTATAAATGTTCTACCCAAAGGAACCGTCATAAGTATTTTTTTTATATCAATCCGAGGGGTGGTGCCGAAGTCACGATTTACTGTTGCATTAAACATACCCGGATTAAACTTACTGATTGTTACGGGACTGACAACCTGTTTCACAGTTTCTTCATTGACCTCGAAATTAAAATCATTTATATATTTATCAAATTGTCCATAATTGGAATCATTTACAATATTTCTTTCAAGACGTTGTGGAAATTGTTGATTCCGTCCCAAATCGAAATCAACAGTCCGTGAATAGTTAGGTTGAGCCGGTGTAATTTCAACCCCGGAACTCTGTATAAATTCCCTGGCCTGTTGGCTCATGTTATTATTTACAAGTATTTTTTTTTAGTAGTCGTTACTGAGATTTTCATCTTCTTCTGATATAACATCGATCCCGTAAATGATACACTGTCTTTTGTAAAACCTACCCTTGTAGTTTACAGTCTCCTCTCGAACTTCTATGTCTCTGGAACTAAACGGACCCGCGTAAAAGTCCTGATGAAACTTATGCATCCCAAGGTTGTTGTCCTTACAGTGTGAATTAAACGCGGAGACGAATAACTTCTGGGGAACAAATTTATCAACCCCCCTGACAACATTAGTAGATTCCAGGAAGTTAGTCAAGCTACTCGCCACCATGGCAACCTGTTTCTGGATCGTCTTGAAATACTTCGGGACAACATTCCAAATATCCTTGTCACTATATTTTTTAGAATAATCCAAATAAGCTCTAACACATTTACACAGAATTTTGGGCAACTCCCTGTCCAATTTCTTATCTAGAAGTGGATCAGCCTCCTGAACTTGTCTACCGAAGTTCCATGGAAGAATGCGCCGGAGAACGGAACCGGAATTGTCCTTCCAATTGGGAACTTCATTTCCACCCAATACACCTGGGACGTTCCACTCAATCGATACAGCTGTCTTATTTTTAACGGCTACAGACACATCCTCACCTGATACAATAGACTGAAACTCAGCCTGTTCAAGGGCGAGATCACCCTTTACCTCCGGGGCTATAAACATGAATGAGTCCTTGATCGCAGAAAGTCCAAATTTTTTCTCGATGTTGTTGGATAATGTCCCAACATCTTCGTTTTCATAAAACTTCTTGAATACTTTGGTAATCAAGGTCGATTTACCCGAACGAGCGATGCCTTTGAAAAAGGGGATGATTTGCCAACTATCTAGGTCATTCACATCGAAGCAGAGACGTCCACCCATCACGTAGGCCCAGTTACACACCTCATCTTCAAATTTTTGGTATTTCAATACACTGTCAAAGTAGGGGGTCGGGATGTCCTGCCAATTTTCCAACTCTGAAAAATCGTCAAACTGTTGATCAAAGTATTTGCAAGAAACTATAGTTGGATCGAGGCACATACATTCTTTACTTTCGTAAGGGTAGAAACGGCAATCGTATACCCCCTCCGCGATGTATTGTTTACCAACAAACACCCCATTTTTAAAAGACCAGACGTGGCGCCGTTTCAGAATATCTGGAAACTGTTGATCGACGCATTTGGAAATATTTTCAATTGTATCTCGGATAATAGATCCCCTACTGGTAAAGTTCTTCCAGTTTACAAAGTCAGTGTCCTTATCGGATATGGAATTAACGAATTTTTCGATAGTAAATTTGGGCGTCCATGCACGGGTCCGGAATCCATCAATTGTTTTGATCTCTTCACAACAGTATCCCTTGTATCTCCGATAACCGAGCTTGTAGATCTCATCCAATGTGCGAAGGAGACATTTTTGAAAAGGGGTGGCGGATTCAATTTCTTCCTCATCCATTGTTGACGGATCAGAAGGCGAAACAACTTGGGGTAACGCGGTTGGATTTACCACCCGTTCGTAAGATATGAAATGTCTCCTGACGTTTTCGTAAGCATCCTCAATTTGTTTAAGGATGTTATTAATACGTTTACACAGGGTGATTCCATTTTCATTAGGATCATTCTGAAGAACTCCCAAACCCCGAGCATGATTTTTCAGGTCAGTGCATAGACGTGAATTCTTCTCTTTGATTCCCTTGATGGCCAGTATGTCGATCTTAGAGGGGTCGGGTTGACCGGAACTGTCAAAACCCTCATGATGCATAAACTGACGATACCCCAGTTCACGAGCGTTTCTAAAATCATTCGCCTTGAGATCCCAGCAAAATTCTAGGTTATTGATGTATGTTAGAACGTGCTCATAGTTCATCGACAGAATTTGTTCCTTTTGAAGCTCTACCAGAGATTCAAATAGGTTTGGACTCTTATCGATGAAGTGGGTCGCTTCCATTTCTAATAATACTATGTTATTCTCTAAGCATTTTTTTGTATTTTAGTCAACATTTTTATCAGTATTTTATTTTGGGTCTGCAACTGTAAAGCAATATTTACTAGTGCACTACAGACTGTATCCCCCTCTGGGGTTGCCAAGAGGGAACCCATCAATTCCATGATATCAATTCCTTCCTCATCCTCGTCATCTTCAATCATGTCACCAACGATCTCAACATCGGAATCAGATTCAGATTCGGATACGATTTCTCCTTCCTCAATTTCGACTTCTTCTTCAGGGGGGGAAGACATTTAATCTTGACTGAGAATTTTTGGGTGTGGAAATTTCGCGTTTCCCCAAAATTTTTTTCTCTGTATATAGTACAACAACTCTCAAAATGGCCGGTGGTCTCATGCAACTCGTAGCGTACGGTGCCCAGGATGTTTACCTTACCGGTAACCCTGAGGTGACCTTCTTCCAGGCGAAATACAAGCGCCACACCAACTTCGCGATGGAGAACATCGAGCAGACCGTCAACGGTACTGCCGCCAACTCCG